CATCCAACAAATCATTAATATAATCTGTAATTTGTTCAATATAACTAAAATTGTTATTAAATAAAAAGAAACCGTCCCAAGTTAATTCTCCTGTTTCTTCATCAACAACTTCTTCACATTCAAACCCCATAAGTTTTGAGTGTTCAAAAGACCATTTTTGTTCTGTAATAATAAAAACTGGAAGTATTTCTTTTTTTTGTGCGTCAACGGCTGTTTTTACTAGAGCGGTTGTTTTCCCGGTGTCTGAATGTCCAAGAAACATATTGATGTGTCCCATAGCAGGACCTGGAAGTCCTACAGCGTCTAAAAATGCCGGTCCTAAATCAAAGTATCTTTGTGGTTTGTATTTTGCGTCCGACGAGAATTTTTTCTTTATCGTACTAAAGTCTGTTTTTTTGATTGCCATAATGTTTTTTTAAAAAGATAAGAAAATATGGGTACATTGTCCACTAATATACCCATATTATTTGTTAAAAATTAGAATGGTAACTCTTCGTCAATATCATCGTCTTCTTGTGGATCAACGACTTTTGTTTCTTCTTTGGTTTTTTTACCTCCCATAGAGATTTCAGCTTCGGTAGAATTACTGTAGATGTATTTTCCAGTATCAGAATCCCATCTTGGTGTTTCACCACGAGCAATAGATTCAAGGTATTCTACTGGTTTTTTAGAATAAACATCTTCCCAAGTAAGTTCGTCTCCAATCCAAGATGCCATTGTATCTTCGTCTTCGTGTACTGGCGATGGGTCGTCATACATAACAGTTTGGATTACTGTGTAGAACGCACCTTTTGGTGTTTTTGCTTTTGTTAGTTCAAGAATTAAATCTCGTCCTTTGTCCGCATCAGCAACATCACCTTTTGCTTTGTAGATTGGGATAATCTTATCAAAAATTCCTTCTTGTTTGTAGTTGTGTTTAAATCGCCAGAATTTAGGACCATCTTGTTCGTTGTCACGATCAATTACTTTAACAATATAAAACTTACGAGGTTTGTATTGTTTTGCTAAATCTTTGTCAGAATCTTTTCCAGTATTCATCAACTCTTCATAAACCTCACTTAATGGTGAACGCTCATTGTCATTTTTTCCTGGATCATAAAATTTCTGCCATTTACCGTCCACAAGGATTTCGTGAAACCACACTTCTTTAAACGGTGTTGACCCGTCTGGTGTTGGTAAAATACGGATTCTTTTTTGTGCTTGCTTTTCGTTGTCTTTAAGTATTGCAGCAAAATACTTTTTCATTCTTTCTTCTTGAGACATTTTTGAAGTGGAAGAAGAACCACTTTGTTTTGAGCTTTCATACTGAGCCAAAACTGCATCTAAAACATTGCTTGTCGCCATATATATTAATTATTAAAAGTTTACAATAGAAAATATAAGTTAAATAAAAATAGTAGTCAATACGCTAAATAAAAAAATGTTTAAGGTCGTAAATTGCGACCTTAAACATTACATATAATTGTTTTCGTCTTCACCAAATTGGTTAAAACTATCTTTAACCTCTGTTGTTGACAAACTTTCAACCTCGTCTGGTGTTAAAACATATTCGTGTTTTCCACTTTTTTCAAAGTCTTCTTTTTTGTCTTCAAAAAAATCAGAAAGTTTTTGATTAAAAGGTCCAGAATCTAAAGACCTTAATTCTAGTTTTTCAACTGGTGTTTTTGGTCTTAATTTATCAAATTTTGTTTCAAGGTCATTAAGTTTGTTTACAAGATTATCCATTTCACCAAGTTTTGTTTCCAACGTTTGTAATTGGTTAAACAAATTACTAAAATATTCTTCTTGTTTGTCAGACATTGTTTTTTGTGAATCAACAAGATCTGTAATATCTAATTCTTCAACACCACTTTCTTCATCAGCAGGTTCTTCATCACCACCAACTTCTTCAACATCTGGGTCATTAGCAATATCAACTGTTGTTCCAGTTGTTGCTCCAGTCGCACCTAAATCTCCTGTCGGTGGCGGTGGGGGTGTACCCAAATCTCCACCTGGAGGAGGTGGGGTTCCTGGGGCTGGACTTGCAGCTCCTGGTAGGGGTTCTTCGGCTCCTAAATCCAATCCTTCAATCCCCGAATCTTCTGGTATTGCTTGTTCTTTAATATAGTTATTTATATTATTGAATCTTCTAATTTCCTCTAGGATTTTTTTATCTACATTCATATTAACCATTTAATAAAGTTTTTATACCAGATTTGGTCTCAACGTGAATTTTTTTAAATTGTTTCATAGTGTTGTCTACTCTTTCAATAAGACCATCTTTCATTCTAACGGTATAACAATCTCCAGTATCTAAATCACATACTTGTTTTGTTCCGTCACCCATATCTTTTTCTGACATTCTTGTATTCTTACCAAGATAATTGTCCAATATTAGTTTAGTACTACTCATATTCTTTTTATTTATAAATATCTGTTTAATTTAAATGTTATAAAGATTTAAATAAATTTATTGATTCTTTAATTTTTGTTTTAATTTTACTGATGTCATTAGGTTGCATTTCATCATATACTTTTGGTGATTTGTTGGTTGGGAAATCTAAAATGTATGATTTTGTTATAGCGTCAATAATATTATTGTCTAAATCAACACCAGTTAAAGTATTATCAATTAAAGACTCAATACCACCAACTTTACCAGAGTATTTATTAACCATAAAATCTAAAAATTTTTCTAAAGATGAAAATGTTGCCATAGGTACTTTTAAATTTTTTCCTTGGTCAACACAAAAATAATTTAAATCAAAGTAAGTTGCTGCACCACCCCAATCAACATTTAATGGTATTGCAGAATAATTAAAATTAAGTGTTTTAAATTGTCCAGAGCTGTCGCTTCCAATATAAATTGTTGAAAATAAAAAAGTACTTAATATGATTTTCTGATTTTCTGGTAATGATAATTCTTTAATTTTTTTAATTAAAAGATTATACATTGTTTTATAATTACTAGTAGTTGTTGTTGGTGTAACGTTTGTATAGTTTTGATATGATCTTATTAGGTTTGTTGAGCAAGTTAGTGTTGTTACATCACCAATACCTTCGGTCGCATAGCTTACAGAACTATTTTGTTCTTTTAATATGTTGTCTGGTGTTTCACTTAATCTACTGTCTTCTTCTTGTATTTTTTGTTTTAAAGATGTTAATATTTTACTATTCAATGATTGTAAATACTTATCAAGTGTTGGGATACTATAAAAAGGTTGTCTTTGACCTTCAAAAGACGTTTCAAAACCAGAATCATTAATTCTATGTGTTACTTTTAAAATCATATATGGCCCACTAAATAATGGTACATATCTCAAGTTAAAATACATCATTGGTTGTATCATAGCATTACCTAACATATCAACACTACATTTGTAACTTCTATTTCTATATAAATTATACAATGAAACACTTTGAGTTCCACCCCCTCTGTTTCTATTTAAATTTGCCATTTGATTTAACACCTCTAAAGATTCGGCTGTGGGGTCTCCTGGTTCTTGTGACACATCAAATTTAGTAAATATTTGTTGATTTTGTGGTCCCATATCTATATTAAACCCAACAACTTTATTTGACCTATCCCAATCTTGTTTACCGTCTTGGTCTTCCACTAAAGGACAATCGCTTGATCTTCTCAAATCAAAAGCATCATCTCTAAATCTATAATCTATATTTTCATTTAATGCCAAATGTTCACTTGGTTTGTTTGCAAACAAACACAAAAACTTTGAGCTTGTTTCTCTATAATCTAAACTTGTAAACGTACCAAATAATGAATTTGCAAATTCTAACGACCCTTCTGGTGAAGGAGACGCGTTTTTACTTACGTCTTGTACATTATAAAAGTTTGCATATGCCGGTAAGGTAAAAAATGTAAAATTATTATTTGTTAATATTGTTGATATAATATCTAACATTTTGTTTTTATAAGAACCATAATCAATTGTGTCTTTAACTTTAAACACGTCAGCATAAATTTTTTGACCAACGTCTCTACTTGCTCTATCATAAAGTAAAACGTCTTCAAAAAGGGTTTTAGTTTTATAGTCGCCACCAGCTATCCAAGTGTCGTTTAAACCTTTAAACATATCATATAACTCATATCTAGTTTGTTCACCATTTAAGTCAGCTTTAACTTTTTTTGCTTCTTTTTTTATTGTAACTTTTGGTATGTTTTTTCTTAATGTTGTTAGTTCCAGATTCAACACGGTATCAATATAATTTTCACCTTTAGTTAGGTATACAGACATTAAATTTAAAAACTTTTCTCTATTAAGAGATACGTCTAACAATTTTTGTGTTGCATAAATTTTTATTATTGGGGCAAATCTTATAACATTGTTTTCTTCAAACTCAACATTCATATCAATAAAAAAGTCAGTAATGTAAGAACCTAAATTTGAGTACTGTAATGACGTAATATCTGAAAACCCAACATATGTTTCTAGCGCTTTCCAAGTTTGTGGGTATAACGCTTTTGAGTTTGCAAGAGTTATTGTCCCCGATGGTGTTGGTAAAGCGTTTGGTGAATTTGTCTTATAGTAATTATATGTCAATGGATCTTGAATAAACTCATTTGAGAATGTATAAAATAGTCTTCTATCAAATGAAGATGGGTTTCCGTATTTAATTATTGTCTCATATTTCATAAACAACCCTAAATAATTATTAAATTGTGAAATTTGCTTATTAGTGATTTCACTAATTATAACACTTGGGACATCCCCAATTGGTTTTTCCACTTTCATAATTGTTCTCATAAGTCCTTGGAAATTTTTATACTTATTTTTTGTTTCCAATTCTTCTTGGTTTTTTGATTCTAGGTCATATACCGATTTTGAGAAGTTCAAAAATTCTTTTTCTAGTATGTCAAGGGCTTTTTTGTCAAAAGCACTAAACATATCATCTATTTTTGAGTAACTTGCATCCGAACCATTTATTGAGAAATTTTGTTGGATTGAGAGATTATTAAATATTTCTTTAAGATATGAGTCTGGTTTCGGGATTTCTACTTTATCGTTATCAAAGTACCCATAGTTTGGGGCTTTCCAAAAGTTCCTCACCGAACCATTATATAGTGCAGAATTATTTTTAACCTCTTTTGTCATTGTTCCACCTAAATTAAAACATTCGTCATTCACTTGATTTAACGAACTACCAAATGATGGCATAGGATATACTTGTCCGTCAGGGGTTGTTGAAAAGCAAGACCAGGGTTTCAAAATTAATGACCTATTTGGTTGTAAAGGATTAAAACCGTTAAATTTAGATATCACACTACTTAAAGAATAGTTTAGATATAAAGACCCGTCATCTATTGATAATTGTATGTCTTGACTTGAGTAATCAACATTTTCAACATTTGATATTGTAAAATTTGTTGGTCCAACATTTGTTGTGTATGTTTCTGAAATCACATAACTTCCAGTTCCGCCTGTTGTACCAGATATTTGAGAAACAACTGTCGTGTTTAAAAGTATATTTGGACCTACGATTACACTTCCAGGTATTATTGCTGGTGCTGTTATTGATAAAATCTCAAGAGTGTTTCCAGAAATTTTACATTGTCCTGTAACTTCATATGTTGAGTCAAATACTCTTGTTCCTTGATAAAATACGTTAAAATCGTCAATTGTTTTTGGGTAAAACCCTGGATTCATTATAGTTCTAGACAACGACCCAACCACTAAATCGTCTTGTAAAACAAATTCATATGGTGCCCCATCAATAGTTAAATTATACGTTTTTGTTATTGCACTTGTTGTTGGGTCAAAATTTCCAACATAATCAAAATCTTTCCAAACATCATCTAAAATGTCTTTACCCGTTTCAACCCAGGTTTTATATCTATGCCAAATTGATCCGTATTTCAAAACCCAAGCGTATGGGACTTTGTGAATTGCACCATATTTTTTTAAAGTTGATAACACATAATCTAACTCTGTCACACTATTGTTGTTATTATATTTTTTGTATCTTTCTTTTGTTGTTGCTAACGGTAAACTATTTAAAAACAAAAACGCAGCTTCTTTATAGGGATACAAGTTTGATGGGTTATATCTAAACTCAAAAACACCTTTTTGTATTGCGTTTACAAAATATGGCGTGTTTAACATTGAGGTTGTTTGAGTTGCCGTTAATTGATTTGTGTAGTTGACATAATTTAAATTTCCTTCAGTTACATATTGGTTCTCAAATTTTCTATTGTTATAGAATATTTTGAGATTTGTTATGCTGAGAGGTCTAAACATTGTTGCTTCCTCATAGTTAAAATTTGTAATTGGTTTTTTTTCTGTTTGTGAGTTTTCTTCAAAATTTGTGATTACCTTATTTGTTTCATTATAATTTAAAACATTTGCTGTAACAAAAGCATCTATTGGTGTTTTTATTACCGACCCATTAGACATATTTTTTTTAATCCAGTTTAATGATGTAAGGGGATATATGTCAGAAATGTCATAATTTTCCATTACGACATTTTTACTTATGTATTTAGTTATCTGCTCTGTGTTTTCAATAGAAACACTTGGTTGACTTTTTGGGTTCTCAACAACTGTGTAACTTAAAATTTCAAAAGATGTTTTTATATCATTTTTAATATAAGATGTGTTAAATTCACCTCTTATGTAGTTTTGCCAAGAAGGTCCTTGTCCTTGATTTGATATATCCCGTAAATAAGAAACAAAATTTGATAAATCAAATTCTTTTAGTTTATAAGATAGATATGGATTATCATCACCTAAAGCGTCAATAATATCAACCCTTTCCATTTCGGCAACATAATATGGTATGTTATATTGATAAACACCATCTCTATTAAATTTTTCATAAAAAGAGTTAATGATTAATCTTTCATACATTTCATAAAAAAACTTAACCTCTTCTGAATTTGTAAACACTTCGTTTCCTATTGGAAACTCTATCGCATTAAAGCTTAGCCTTCTAGGGTTAATTTGTGAGTTGGCAATTGTTTCTGGTTCTGGTATTTGAGTCTCCCTAAGCGTATATCCTCTAATAAATTCTTCAACAAATTCAACCTCTGGCCAAACTTCGGGACTATAGGCGTTTAAAGACTGTGCAACAGAATCGTCACCGGGGTAAACCAATTCAAATTTTTCACCATCTTTTTTATTGTCGTTTTTGTTTATAACTTGTGGCCAAGGATAAACAGGAGTTTGGTTTTGTGGTAAATCTTTAACATCAACACTACTTCCACCGCTATTTGCGAATATCGCAGTTTTTCTAAATCTATCGTCTCTAACTCCCCAGGCTTTTGTGTGTACATCATCCATCAAACGAAGAAATGCTTCTCCTTGGGCAAAAAACACGGCTAAAACATTTCTCATTGTTGGTTCAAACCCAATTCCACCATCGGCAATACTTCCAGAAATTTTATTAGCTAAATCTTTTGTTAACTTTTCTTCAATAGATTGTTTTTGTTTTAAAAAATTTTCTTTTATTTTATCTATTTTCGCAATAAAAGAGTCTATTCCTTCATAGAAAAAAACATCTTTTCCTTGTAGTTCTTTATTAATTTGATTTTTAAAATCTGTGGTTACCGTAGAGTTTCCAATTGGGTATTCTTTATTGTACCTTTGAAAATAGGTTTTAGACAAATCTAAATCATTACTAGATTTAACATCACTAATAAACGTATTATTATTTTGTGTTGACGAATAGTTAATGTCTACTGGTACTTTATTTTCAGAATTGTTCCCTAGGGTTTTATTGTCATTTAATAATTTATTGTATTTTAGAACTAACCCATAAAGTTTTGTTTTAGCGTCATTTACATTTGTTATTTGTTTTTGAAAAATATAATTTGAGTTACCGTTTGTATCAACAAATGGATTTTTAATATCAAGGTAAGTGTTTGTCCAAGAGTCGGAATATGTTGCAACTTCGGACCTATACAATTCCAAGTTTTTTTCAAACTCATCTATATCATTTAAAAGATTTAAATTTGTTTTTTTAAAACTTTCATAAATTGATTTTAGAAATAAATTTAATCTACGTTGTAATTGTTGGATTGTAAGTTCTGGAAAATTTTCATCAATAAGACCTTTAGCTTTATATTCAGAATAAAGTTCTTTCATTTTTTGGTAACCATTACTAGTAAAACCCCTATCAAGTGCTACAGATGAATTTTGATTGGTTTTTGATTCACTTTTTGTTTCAATAATTGACCGATACATAAACGGTACGGCTAACATAGCACCCCAAGGTACATATGATAAGATTGAATACTTGTATGTATAGAATTTTAATTGTACTCTAAAATTTCCACTATTTGAATCATAGCTACTACTAAACGTATATAACATTAGGGGTAATCTAACAGCCTTCCCCAAATAACCTTTAATTGTTAAATAAAATATTGGGTATGGTAATTGAAAAAAGGCGGCGTAAGGTGAGTTGTTTCCTCCCTCAAATAGAGCTCTTCCTTTAACGTCTTCAAGTGTCATATCAATAACCGGTAAAAAATCTGTTCCGTATGTTATTGTGATGTCAGTAATACCGAGTAATCCATTGTCAACAGCACCCGGTTGACCGTCTGAAGTTAAAGTTTGATTAACATAAAAATCATCACTTTTATTTTTTGCGTATTTAAATTTACTATTAACTTGATTAACTCCTTTTCCTTCTAATGAATTTTTACCCGTAATTTCATCAACATATCCATCTTCTAGAAATGTTTTAAAACCTGGATTTAAAAAATTAATCTTACCAACCGAAATTGTTTTAAGTGATTCGTCTAGTGGTACACCAACAGCTAATTTTGTTCTTGGTACTACATTACATTCTAGGTTTGCATAAATAACCAAATCTTCGTGATTGATAAGTCTTTCACTTACTTTACCGTCATTATCAATTATTTTGTTTGGGTCTATAACGGTTATGTTTTGGTAGTCAAATTCAACTAATATGTTCTCACCGTTATTTACCATAATAGAATCTGTAATTGTCTAATGTTGATTTATACTCTTGTAAAGAAGTTACTAAAGGATATGGTATTGTCAATACTGTACCATCTGGTATTTCAAATTCTGAACCAGAAAATTCTGAATTAGCTTGTAATATCAACCAACCAAAAAAAGGAGAACCATAATATTGTTCTGAAATTTTATCTAACCTAGATTGTCCTACTCTATAAATGTATTTTTTGTCACTACCTTTTGGTTGTAAGTTCAAGTATGGTACTACGGTTTGTTCTCCGTTTACCAAAAAATTACTATATCTATTATAATATTGTGTGGCCATATTAATTAAATGTTACTTTACCGTTAAATGTTTTTTTATCGTTATCTACATTTTGGTTAGAATAAAGATTTTTTATTATTTTTTTATTATCGTTATAGTTTCCTATTTTGTCTGTGGTATATCCAACTTTTTTATCTTTAAAATACTCAATACTTTCTTGGCCGACTGTTAATTTATAATCCGAATATTTTTTATATCCTTCTCCGTTTTCTAATCTTGAGTACAATTCTAATTCTAGATTGTGATCGTTTTTACATCTGGATTGGAATTCATCACAATATTTTATAATGTTTGCTTCTAAATTTGGGACTTTTTTTACTTCTTCCGTAATTAAGGATTTTACAAACGTTTGATACAAATTATTGTCTAGTAAAATATTACACATACTCATATAAAATCTTCTGTCTGATTTGGCAGTTACTTGTAATTTAGAACTAAAATCAGATTGATAATAGGTTTCTTTATCAACATAAAAAGCAGTTGATAGTATTGAGTTAGCGGTATCTGCTAGAAAAATAAGGAAGTTTTTTAAGTCTGGACCCGTTTTTTCTATATAAGTTTGATTTATTGTTGATATAAGATTATTTGTTGGGTCAGCAGTCAATGAATATATTTTTAAATCTCCAGTTGTTAATTTTACACCATCAACAGAATTACAAACGGCGTCCATTTTTCTAAGCGTGTAATTCAAAATTTGTTCTGTATCTACTAAACTATTTATTTGTTGTTGTACTAAATTATTTAATTCAATTTCGTTTGTTTTGATATTTTTTGTAAAAGTGTTTTTTAAATCTCTAATAACAGCATCTGGAATGTTTGGTGTTTGCCCAGAAATATTTATAAGTATTATATTTTCATTGTTTTTAACATCTTTAGTTGTGTTATCAACTAGGTTTGAAATCTTTTTAGCTATGTCATTTGGTTTACCATATAATTTAGTTTCAACTTTTGTTCCGTATTCCAATATCACACCATCAGAATAATTTCTTGTGTTAAATACTAATTGTGATACGCCCCAATTTGTAACTTGGGTTATTGATTTTGATTGGTTTACAACAGAAGTAAAATAATTTTTTGAGTTGTCTTGTAATTCGTTCATCAAATTATAATAATTTATTTCACCAGTTTCTAATCCATTTGTGGTATCTAAATTAGAGTTTTCAATAACCCCAATTGGTGTTAAACCCTTTTGAGACTGTTGATTTGACACATCTTTATTTGTAACCGTAGGTCCTTGATTACCAACTAATATTTTTTCTAATTGTAAGTCTCTATCGTCACTTTCTTTTTTATCTGTTGATATTGACCTTTCGTCGTAAATTTCAGTATTACCATAGTAGTTAAATGACAGGGCATTTTGTAGTTGTTTTATTGGTCCGGCTAAACCTTGTCCACCAATAAAATCAAAACTTAAAGTAATTTTGGCTATCATAGGTTGTACACCAATTCCTTCTGGATTCAAATCATATACAAGTGGATCAAAACCAATTTGTAAATTATTAGGAATAATTTTAGTATTATAAAAATCACCAATTCTCAAAACCAATACTGGTGGTGTACCAAACGATGTGTTTAGTGCGTCGTTATATTTTAATTGATTGTCATTCCCAATTACTGGTATTGTTTGTCCAGGTCTCATACATTGATTCAAAAATGTCAATCGTGAATTTAAACCTTCAGGTGTTGTTGAGTGAAAAGCGGGGTTAAAGTATTTTATTTTATCTTTCAATGATTGGTAAATCATTGGGTTTGATTCTTTAATAACTTCAAAATAATCACATTCTGAAAATAAATTTCTAAGCACTTTTTTTGATATTCCCTCTTTTAATTTTTTAATTGGGTCTGGTTTTTTTACTGGTTTTTTTGGTTGTACAATAACAACATCTTCTTCAATAATTACTGGGTCTATAATTGGTGCTGGTTTTTTAATTTTTTTTATTGTTGCTCCTTGAATTACAACGGTTCTACAGGCGTATACTGGTAGTGTGTCATTTTTACAACTATTGGTACAGTCAACTTCGTTACCATTTTTTAATATAACTTTTGTACCATAAGCTAAAGTTTCTTTTGATGGGAATGTTAAAGTGCCATTATCAAAATATGTTTTAAATGTTTCCGTATCACTAATTCTTTGACTTAAAATCCACTTAATTACAGAGTCATATCTCCTACTTCCCAAAGCATCATTATATGCCTTATCACTACAAGAGTTTGTAATACCTAAAAAATCTAAAGAAACTGTTCCACCTTTTGATAGAGCTTCACCCCAAACTTCCATTTTTTCTTTGAACTCTATAGACCCTTTAACCACGTCTTCAGCAAAAAAAGTTTTCAAACTTGGTTTTGCATAAATAACGCCATTGTTTGTAAATGGTATTTGTGGGTCATTTACATCTCCAGTATATCTACCTTTCAAACTAATGATTTGGTCATAGTATGTTGGGAAATACGGTTCATCAGCAGTTAAATCGGTATTTCTATCGGTTGTACTTCCGTCTTTATCTTCATATTTTGGTTGTGTACTAGCAAAATACAAACTTATATTATATTTTTCTTCTACAACATCTTCTTGATCAATTTCGGAATTATCATCAATATTTAAATTAACGTTTTGATTTTGGTCTTTTCTTTCTTTTTGTTTTGAAATTTCATTTAAAACTTGATTAACTTCTTCCGCTGTTGTGCGAGCATCATTCAATATTTCCTGATAAGTATAAAGTTCACTAATTGGTATTTGATTATACTTTGCCGCTAAATCATATAAGTCATACTTCACACATCCAGCAAAAAAAGAATCAACAATTGAGTTTATTTCTTGGTCACTTCTATTTGCTAATTGTTTTTCTATTATAGTATTAAGAGCTGATGGGTGGTCAACAACAATTCTCCAACTAATAGACCCAGACCTAGACGAATTTTGATATGTATAAATAGGTTCTGGTCTTCCTAGGAATTTAGTTGGATTCCAAGATGCTTTTGTGTCCTCACTAAATGTTAAATCATATGGTGGAAACCACATAATTCTACCACCATTTGGTCCTCTTTCACATTCTGGTAAATCTTGTACGGTAAATCCAGGTTTGTCTGAAGTTCGCCAAGCAAGATTCTCCAATGAGAACATATATTTTTTTACTTTGCCGTCTCTAATATTTGTTGAGCCCTCGCCTCTCATTGGTGCGATATTCAAATTATATGTGTTGTCTAATACCGAATTATTAAATTTACGACCAGATGTTGTTATACCATCTGTTTTTTGTAAGTCGGCATAGGTATAATAAGGTGTGTCTTTTTGAAAGATTCTACAATATTCTCTACCCACTTCAACACCACCAATACCAATTGTTTGACTATCCGTGGTTGAGTCGTAATAAGCAACAACTTGTGATCCTTTGGTTAATTCTTTATATCCATCATTAAAGACTTTTGATACTTGGTTTATAGCATTTCCTACGTGTTTTAGTCTTGCTTGTCCTTGTACTTTATCAGCGGCATCAATAATTCTTTGTGTGTCATCAAGTATTGATCCGTTTTTTAATTCAAAATCTATTGACCTATTTTGACTGTATTGGCTTGCAATCTCATTGAACCCGTTGTCTTGTTTTGCAATGTCTCCACCTGGTTTTACTTTAAACCCGGCGTTTCCTTGGTATTTTGGTGAAGTCCAAATAAACTCACCCATAATACCGCCACCGTCAGTAATTGACTTTCCTTTTAAACCAAAATTAATTTTTGCGTCATTTCCCTCGTATAAAATACCCAATTCAGATGGTCCATAAACAATTGTATTTTGTTGTTTACCAAAACTATTTACAGCAACTTGATTTGGTGGTGAAGTAATAAAAGATGGTTCTGAAAACGCACTTCCAATATAATACTTACCAGTTATTTGTGGGTCGTTGTCTAAAAAATTACTAATGGAATTTATTAAATTTTGACTAACGCTACCTCTATTATATGATGGTCTATATGTGTTGTAATCCAAACTATTAAATAAAACAGATTGTTGTGCTTTTCCTGTGTTTGAGATAAATAATTCAGATGGGTTTCTAAATAAATTAAGTACTGGTCCTAAATTTCCAGTAATATTATTAATATTTTCTAATGCCGTTTCGGCAACTGGTGATTGTATTGGACCAAATCCATCAAAATAGTCACCAGGAATTGGTGATGATGGGTAATAATTTTCTTGTAATCTATTTGTAAATTGTTGATTATTTGCGTTTGTATCTTCACCAACTGTAATTTTCCAATCTCTATTTGATAGAGGTTGATTATTAAAGTTTGTAAATAGATTTGAGAAAGGACTATTTAATGTGTTTAAATTCCCAAAACCTAATGGTATTGATGGTCCTTGGGAATTTAGAAATATTGTTTCATATGCAATTCTTTCTTCAAATGCCGCTTTAAGGTTGGTCGCGGCAATTTTAGCTAAAAATGTATCCTGTGATAATGTTCCGTCTGTCCCACTTGGGTTTTGACTTGATAATATCTGATAAGGTTTATATAAAGACGTAACAAATGGTTCGTCATATGATTGGAAATACTGATTAGAAAGTTGTATATCTGTAATTGTAAATAAATCATTAAACCCACCTTCTGGTCCGTATTTGTTTTGGATATATGCCGCGTCAATAAAAAATTCATTAACTAAATCTATTGATTGAAAGTTTGGGTCTGTCGGGTCATAGGGTCCTTGATTTGAATCAACAGGTAATGGTTGCCCTGGCACATTGTATTTTCCTATGTAACCACCTTCTGGACCATATTCGTTAAGTGGGTATAACCCATTCGCAAATTGATTTGTACTAATATAATTATTTGGTGAATCAACTACCGTTAAATCTTGTAATGGTGAAATTTCATAAGTTACGTTTCCAGCCGGAGGACTATAAGCCCCTGGTATATTATAGGGTGCTAAATTCCTAGCTATTAAAGAGTTCCTAAATGATGAAGTAGAAACAAATGATAATGAACTTTCAGACATATAAAATTTTATTTATATATAAATAACTCAAAAGAGTTTTTTTTAACCTTCAGTACCTTTTAATATATTATTTGGTTCAATAACCTTTTCAAAAACTTTTTTCTTGTTTTTTTCAAACCCCACTTGAAATTCGGTTGTTTCGGCTATTTTAATAATAGTATCCTCTGTCGCTTTTTTAATTGTCGGTTCTAATGACGCAACGTTATCAAAATTAACATTAATATCCATAACAGATTTAATTGTTCCTGAATGCTCAACGTTTGATTTCATTTCATTTTGTGAGTACAAATCTTTGTAAAGATTATTATTTGTTAAAGGTGTTGTATATTGTTTATAAGTTTCTTTTCCGGCTTTAATAAAAAACTTTCCAAAATCAACAAGTGGTCCACTACCAATCCCCATAACCATCCCAGTCATTTGTTTCGCTAAATCTTTTAATACTTGTGCAACAGATTTTGTGTTAGTTAATAAATCCAAAGATTGTCTATATGTTTCTGAATTACGAGCTGGTTCAACCCCTGCTGGTGATTTTTCAAATTCAGTTGTCAACATTCTTAAATTTTTTACATAAGTACCTGAAAGTATATTACTAGACGCCGTACCGTATCTTTGTGCCATTATAAATTCATTAATTCTTGTGTTTAATTTTCTTAATTCGTCTAATTGATCTCTAGCAATATCTGACATTGTTGCGCCTTCAGATAATTGTTGTTTTTGTAATCTTTCTATTTGCTGTTGGGTTAATTCACTTACAGCTCTAGTTTCATATTCACCGGTTAAATTTCCTTGTGCGTCAACTTGAGCAACCCTAACTTCGGCAATTCCATTCTCATTCATTTGAGCCATTGTTGCAATAAGATTTCTGGTTTCCTCGTTAATTGGGATATTAGGCATTCTTATTTGTTGGAGTTTAGCATCAAAATTTGCAGCATTAATTGCCATTTTTTGTAGTTCACCGTTGTTATAACCCATAGCAGCACCAATCTCATTCAATCTTCTTTTTGCCCCTGGTAAAATTTCAAATGATTTTGATTCTTTATTAAATCTGACAAATTCCTTTGTCATATTAACCATTTGATTTTGTAATTCTGTTGGGTCATTTTGAGATAAATCCATTAGTCTTAAAGGGTCTAATAAATCACTTGTTGTTACTCCTAGTCTTTGGAGTGCTGCTGCCATATTTATAGCACCTTCTGGATTAAAAACTTTATCTACAACACCAAAAACACCATCCATAGAAATTCCAAGTCTAGAGGCTTGTGCTGCCATTTTTGCAAGACCTTTAATACCGCCTTCAAAATTATATAAATTCATTTTGTCTAGGTTAGATACTACGGCGTCTGAAACGGCTTTTACTGTGACACCGGCTTGTTGTGCAATCCTAGTAACTTCCCTCATTTTAGGACCAATACCCGCAACACTAACACCAACGTCTCTAAAATTTACAGCCAATGTTTTTTGTTCAACCCCAGTTACTTTGGCTGTTGCCGCAAATTCAGTAAGAGCCTCTTTTCCAATAAAAAGATTTGTATTTAAGGCATCATATAATCCGGACATCGCTTTTCCAGCGTCACCAACTTCTAAACCAATACCAACAAATTCTGGTATTGCATCAGCTACCGCAACTGTTAGTTCTCTTGTTCTTTGACTTGAAACACCTAAAGATCTGGCCAACCTAAAGGCTTCTTCGTTTAATGATTTTGTCGCGTTAATATACGTGCTGGGGCTGAAGTTCTTTATTTGACTCTGAACCTCTTTTATAATTCCAAGTGGTGACGAAAAAATAGTCTCTAAACTCTTACTAATATCAAACTTTTGTTCATCGGATATACCAATTTGTTGTTCTTCGGTTTTTTCTACTATGGTGCCCATAAACATATCTAGAGTATTTTACTAATAAATATAAAATTATCGTTTTTTATTTTCTTCAATAATCTTATCAATTAAAAAACGTCTGATATATGTGGGTAATGTTAGAAACTCACTATATTGTGTTCGGAGGATTTTTGCTAGAATATAAAATTCGTCAAGTAAATATTTCCTATGTTCAGAAGAAAGGCCGAAAAAATTCCACCCCAAAAGCGATACTTACGTTCACTTTTTCTCCAGACGGGGCTATTACAATTTTAGATAAATCTAATCTAGGTTCATTATCATTTAAGACTTTTTTGATGTGTTTTGAATCCATAATTGGCATTTGTTCAATAAACTTTGCTATTTCCCCACCATCTCTACTACCATTTAGTTCAACAATATTTTTTTGTAATCTTAATGTTGCAGATGGTGCCATTCTTCCCGCCGGATAATTTGCAATAAGTTCATCAAGTTCCATTTGTTCTTTTAGATTGAGAAGTTTTAACTTAACATCGGCACCACTTCTAGGTAGTGTCGTTGTAAATAAACCTTCTTCATTTGGTTCATTTGGTGCTTGAACAATGTTTAGTTCGTCCAATAATATAGTTGTAGAAAATGGTTTTTCTGTTTTTGGGTCAATAACCTCAATTAGGTATTCTGGTCCAAAAGATGTGTTTCTTAAAAAGATTAATAAGGCTTCCAAGTCACCATCAAGTAATTCTTCAGGTCTTAAATCCGGTTCGTATAATTTGTTTCTAAGCAAGGGAAGTACAATAGACTCCTTAACAGATTTTGAAAAATTTAGATTAGCTAGTATGTTTTCGTCGTTAGCCGTTAAATAACCAACTTTGACACTTTTCTTTTTTGACTTATAGAACTTACCCTTTGACGGTAACATAACAACGTCGTGTGGTAAATTAAAATTCATTTGACCAATCTCATTTACATTTGCATCCATATTTTCTTTTTTATTATAAAAATACTTTACTTATGTTTTTTGTAAATGTTTGCGTAAAATTCAATAATATTTTTTTATAACACAAAAAAATCCCCAATACCAAAGTTTGGGGACTTGAATATAAAATAATATTTTGTTTCTAAATTAGTATACCAAGATACAACGATCCATTCTTAATGAACCTGTTATGTCGGCTAGGGCGTCTTGATTGTAAGCTAATGTACCAAAGTTTACTGAAGTTAAAAAACATCCTTCTAAAATCCATTTTTCTACAACAACACCAGTTGGGTCTAACATCTCTAGGTCTACATTCTTTTTGTAACCCGCAGCATAACCCATACGACCAGTAACGGACTCAGCACACAAGCGTACCCACTCCATAAGTGCTTGTGCCGCTGAAGGTCCAATTGGGTCTCTAAATTTAACAGAGATTTCTTCCCAGTTAAATCTTCCAGCAACATAAGTTGAGGTATTTAAAAAAGGGATTTCAGTTGAACCAATTTTAATTGACGGTCTAGAAGCACTTTCAACAAACCATTCGTTGATACCTAGACTAGATGGAAATCGTAAGATAAACCTATTCTGTCTTTTTGGTTCATACGGGATAGGCATTTTCATTAATAAATCAGCCATAGTTATAATTTTAAATTATTGTTTATTTTAATTATAAATATAGACCTAATGAAAATTTTTCTATTTACTTTTATTTTTTTTAAAATTATATATTATATATAAGTTACTTAATTAATAATATTTAATTCTATTTTAATATTAATAATAACTAATAAGTATTTTTTAATTCTTTTTACTTATAACAATTTTTTTAGTTTCATTATCTGATGTATCATATACAACAAAATGAATTTCTGGATATTGAATAGATAATTCGTTTTTAATAAATTCTATTGCTGCTTTTACATTTTTAATATCATCATCTGAAAAACCAAATGAAATTGTTTTGTGACCACTATTAATCCAGTAGGTCATATCGTTCCAGATTGTTTTAACAAAATTTGCGATTGCAACCTTTTTTGCGTGTTCTGGATTTGCAGCACTTCCTTTCACATCTAAACCAAACTTTTTACCAAATTCTTCTGAAGAAACGGGATAGTACTCTCCTTTTTCATCTAAATACAATTCTATAATTTGGTTATAATCTAATTCATTTAATTTTGAAAAAAAGTAATTATTAAATCTTTTTTCTTCTATGAAAGAATTAATAATATTTTTAATCATTTCCTTTTTTTCTTTTTTTGTGAAAGTCATATTAATAAACAACATAACTCCTTTTTTTAAATCACTTGGTTTGTGTCCTCTGGCGGTGTTTATTGCGAAAGGTCCTGCGTGGTATAATACCTCTTTAAATTTTTTAGCACTTGGGGCAAATCTTTTTCTTTGTACTGCCCATTTAATATCTCTAAAAAAAGGTTCGGATTCTTTGAAATCTATAAAAGCTTCTTCTGGGTTGTTATTTCTTACTCTATAAGAGGGGTGATTTCTAAGCTTTGCAAAATCCTCCGTTGATACATCTACTGGTATCCAATTACCCTTGTCATTATAATCCATTTTAATTTTGGTTGGCATAAATAAAATATTATCATCCCAATCTTTCATATAGACACGTAGGTTTTTTTCAACGAGAGTTCTTATTTTTTGTTCAATTAACATCTCGTCAACAATCTCTTTTACAATTTTTTTGTGTAACATAGTCTTATTTAATAAATACAAAGTTAAAAATAAATTCTATATATACAAAAAAACCCCCAATTTTTTTAGGGGGCTCTATTGACATTTAAAAAAAATTAATATTAAATATCCTCAAACGACGCACCAGTTGGCGTGATATAGAATGTAATATCTATAAATTCTAGTGAACGTGTTGGTTTGATATAGATTTTACCAGTCATTTGGTTTCTATCTAAATCAGCCGTGTCAGAAGATACTGTAACTCTAAAGTCATATAAACCTCTATCTCGTCTAATTGAATCCAAAATTGGATTTACAGCATTTAAGAAGTCTTGACGTACTTGTTCATCATTTTGGTCAAACAACAATCTTACAGATACAGCAGAAATCAATTTACGAGCTTGTAGTAACAATCTTCTTACGTTGATTCTATCAAGAGCTGACTCTCTAATTTGAAGTGTTTTATTACCCCAGATTACAGTACCTACATCGGAGAAGGTTGCAATTGGGTTAATTCTTCCTTGATATAAAGTATCTCTATCTTCTTGTGTCAACTTCTTACGAGCTTTAATTGCATTAACAAGACCACGAGTGTAACCAGCCGCTGCAAACCAAGGGAATGCGATGTTGTCAGTAAGTGCCAAGTTTCTTGTAACTTCAGCCGTTGCTGGAATGTAGATTTGTGTATTGTTTACACTATCTCTTGTTAATACCCAAGGGTAATACGTTGCAGTATAGTTTGAATCAATACCAGTTTCTTCCAAGTTGTCAACAGCTTCTTGAGGGTAAATTAATCCGTCAGTACCAGTTGTTGTTGGTAAGAATAAGTTATAATCTGGACTAGTTGTGATATACAAAGAGTCAGCTCTTTCGTACTCAATCATATCAATTGTTGCCTCAACTAAATCACTATTATTTACATAGTCTATACCTGGAGTTGCAAATACGTTGATATTAACAGCTTCTGGATTTGCAAATGTTCTAACACCTAATAAATAAGCATAGTAATCTGTATTTCCATAGTCTCTTGTTCCATCACCAACAGAAATTTGTTTAAACGCACCCCATCCAGTTGCGGTTGGGTATCTGTCGGTAGCACAAGCACCATTTAAGAATCCAATACGTCCAAGAACATATCTATCTCCGTTAGTTCTGTACTCTCTATAAATGTCCCAACCATCAAATCCACCTTGAACAAACAAAGTATATTTTCTTGAGAACAATCTATAGTAAGGACTAGTATCATTTGTAGGTTCAGTTGAAAATGTCGCATCACCAACAAAGAATCTAGGGTCACCACTACTTACAAAGTTTCCGTTGATTGTAATACCAGAAGCATTCTTATCCATATGGAAACCTCTAGTTTTATAATTCCAATTAGAACCATCTAAATCACAAGAAGTTAATGGGTTTTGTTTTCCAACATACTCAAAGAAATCAGAGTCATAACCTAATTGGTTAGAGAAACCTAAATACGTTCTTCTTACATTATCACCAGAACTCAAAGTTGTGTTGTCAGCACCTGTTGATAAACCAAAAGGTGGATTCCAAATAACTTCACCTGGGAAATTATACTTTGTTTTATAAATCGGGTATGGTGGTTTAGCACCAGCGTACTCTCTAAATGTATATCCATCAAAACCACAAGGAAGTGCGTCAACTGGGGCGTCCTCGTTCATCTCAACCATAATAAATTTAGAGTTTAATTGATATTCACCATCTAAAGTACCAATCTTTTTTGCAACAAAGTTGTTTTGTGATGGATCCATAGAACAGTTTGTGAATTTTTCTAAAACTGTAGGGTTAGCATCCGAATCAAAATAATCTCTAACTAACACACTAAAAGTTCCGTTAGCAAAAGAAATATCAAAAATTGAAACTTTAACATTTGTATTTGCAGAATTACCATCGGCAACAGTATAGAATTTAAACAAATCAAAAACTTTATTACCACGAAGTTCTGAAACAACCCAAGGAGATGACGGTGTTTGGTATCTATCCAAGTACCAACCAATTGAAGTTGTACTTTCAGATTGTGCCGAATCAAGTGCGATTAAGTCTGGACTTAAACCTCTAATATATCCTTTTTTGTAAGCATAGTTTAAAAACGCTTGGAATCTTTCCTCTAAAAATAATGGAACGGTTGCTTTAGGTTTTGCAAAGTTGGAAGTTCCAAATACTTTAGAAACATACTCAGCATCACTAGTACTAAAAGAAGTTTCAAAAGAAAAATTAGTTCCAGCGCTATTTGTTGTATTTACAAGGAATGTAGCATATGGGTCTTTAGTCACCGCTGAATAAGCACCAGTCATAGTTAAAGAAACATCTGTAAGACCTGTTACCTCATATGTTGGTACATTACTATCAGCATAAGTTGCAATACCTCTTGATCTTAAAGTTGCAACAACAACATCATCATAATCTGTAAACGTATTTCCAGTATAATAATAAATTTTACCAACAACACTTCCAGAATAACATAAGTTATTATCTGGCGGAACAGGAGTAACGGTTGGGGTTGGAACAATAGGCTCACAAATAAAGTCATATTCAAAAGTAATACTATTTGGGTCTAAAACAAGTGGGTCACTTGAAACTAAATTACTAATACTAGCCATACCATTTAATCTTCCATAATCCTCATCTGGTAATGTTACATAAGAACAACCAGAAATAGCACCATCTAAAACCGTCACGGAGTCACTAAATACGATTGGTAAACCACTAGAAACACCTAGAGTAACATCAAAACTTAATGTTAGATTCTCTGTGGCAGGAACTAAACCAATCAAACAAAACTCAACAACAACTGAACCTGGGGCAATTCTAGCACTTAAAAGGAATGAACCTGGTGCTTGTGAACTTGTTAATGTTAAAACATTAGACAAAGGACCAACTAAAGTAGATGGTGTTATTGACTGAACACCTTGTACAATAGACCAAAAAGAGTATCCGGTATAATTTCCATTTCCAGTTGGGTCAAATAAAGCATAAAACCAAGGGTCATTTCCTGAATTACTTAAAGTGTTAGCAGTAAAAACAACATCCGGAACATTAAAAAAGTTTGTTTGTGCTGTAAACCCTAATGCAGTTACACCAGAATAATCTGGTCCATCAACACTACCAAAAATTGAAATGTACTCATCTTCAGCCATTGTTGGGTCAGCATCTGTAATAACGTTAAAAATTAAATCTTGAATACCTTCATTTAAGGTAACCGATGAACCATCAAATTGTTGATTTTGTTCGTTTAAAATATTTTGAATTACGGTCGGAAATAAACTTTCATAAACTATAGTGTCTTGTGATTCTGTACAACCAGTAAAGTTTACAACAAAATCTGACGTGTACGCTGAAACACAATTAAAATCACAAAGAAAAGTTTCGCCACTTAAACACCAAACATCAATCGTCGCCGGATCCACATTTGCAACTGTTTTAATAGACCAAGAAGGTCCTGCGTCATAACCAGACAAACCTAGAATCCTAGTAACAAATAATTGATTTGATTGTTGTAAGTAAGATTTTGCAATATATGCCGCCTCATACTTGGGTATTTGTGTGTTAATAAATTTAGTTGGGGATGTACCGCCAAAATATGTTTGAAATTCATCAAAGTTTCTTACAAAAATTGGTTCGAATGCTGGACCTTTTAAAGTCTCACCAACAACCCCAAGAGTTGTAACGCCAACACTTTGTGCTACAAAGCTTAAATCTACCTCTGAAGTATAAACACCTGGTGATACGAATACTTTACTGTTAGTTGCCATTTTTTTCTATTGTTTTATTGTTTTATTTTTTATTATAAATATTATGTTTTTTCGTAAAAACTTTACTTAAAAAAAAGTATTTATATTTTGGTATGATTTTATTCTACCTTTTTTCTACCTATGAGTAATGATATTAAAAAGATAAAAAATTTGAAGATAGCCGTTGAAGTTCACGGGGTTTTAAAGACGTATTGTGATAAACGAGGAATCAAAATGTATAAGTTTCTTGAAAACCTAATTTTGGAAAAATGTAAGGAAAAAAGAGATATATACGGTGAAGACTAAATTACGTTTTGTTGGAACACCAATTTAGCACTTTCTGTTGTAACGGTTTTTACTGTAACAATTTTTACAGTATCATTTGTATTCAATTGTATTTCCGTTAAATTTGTACCATAAAAGTCACCGTTTATAAAAACAGAATAATCGCTTACATTTTGAGAATTGATTAACAACAAATCAACAGTATATTCAATTTCAATAGAAGCCTCTATTTGAGTTGAGGTAAAATCAAAAACCAATTCAGACGGCTTATTATTTTTTCTACGATTTCCCCTCTTTGTACTAGCGGTATCTGTTTCATAAATTTGGAAGATTCTATTGATTGCTGGTTGTACCTCAAACTCATCTTCATCAATTAAAAACCCCATCATAGTAAATTCATATTTCTGAATGTAATATTTTCTTTTTTCTAAATCTAAAACCGACTCATCACTATTACTATCAAATTTTATTGGTATATAGTGACCTTTTATCATTTGGTAAGATTGTAATGATGAAAACTTTGTTAACACAATTTGATTGAACTTGTTAAGTTCTCTCATTCGGTTACAAAGAATAGCAACAGTAAATTTTATATCAACGGGTACTGGTTGTGGTATTTTGTATATATCCATACCGTGTCTTTGTCCGTCCCACGTTGGTACTTTAGCGTAAAAATACAAACGTCTATTAGGTATGTTATAAATTACAGCAGGATTGTTTCCATATTTAACCTCCGGATTTCTAACAACAGTAATAAAGGGGGGTTCAACATTCTTATCAATGTTTTGAAAATCCCAGGTTTCTAAAAACTGTGACCAGTTTTGAGTTGTAACCAAAATATCAACCATAGGAACGGTTTTACCCTCAACAACCGTTTTTAATTCGTCACGAACAAAATCTAAAAACCCCCTATCTAAATCGGCATGCAAAATAGATTTAGGAAGATAAGTACCATCTTCGGCAATCATATCAGCCAATTCGTGTCTTCTAGGTAATAAAGTTTTTTCCCTAGTTAATGGTATGTCTTTTTTTATTTTTTTTGGTAAACCCATTTTATAATCCTTTAAATTCGTTTGGCCCAGCTGGTGCCGCGATTATTGTCCTGTAGAATGGTTTGTAACCCTTATACGTATGTTTAAAATCTGATGTAATCCTACCGTCATTTACAACCGAGTAATATCGTACAAAATTTTCACTATCGTAGTACCCAATGTAATCTCCAAAAGAAATATCAATACCCAATTCGTCTAAAGTTTTATTATAAACAGAAATTGAGATATTACCAGGCTCAAACTGGTCAATTTTAGTTGTTCCCAAAAATTTATTTTCTGGTGCCGCAATTTGTACAAAAGCGTTAAACTCAATTGGAGGAAAAAACTTAACACCGTCTTCTAAAGTTTCCCCATAAACATCATCAGTTTTAATTTTTGTTCTATCAATTCTATACAAAACACAAGTGAAATTTAAATCACCAACTAACCATTCTTGACCCATATCAACTTCTAATCTAAAGTCGTCTTCACCAAAAAATTTACCAAGTCTTGTTATTGGAACTTTATTTGTCATAAGTCTTTTCTTGATAAATATTGATTTTATTATTATTTTTAATTATAACTAGGAATTTTGGAATCTCAAAAACAAATTATTGAACACAAAGCACTTGATTTACTAGACTCATATAGCGGGGGTAATAACCATATTCTTTATATGAAATCTAAAAAAGAAACAAATAAAAAATTCTACCCAACAAGAACTCAAGCTGAATATGTAATTACTTATTACAACACAAAACCAAAAGTTGCTCGTAAGTGGGTTGAGTTAGACCCTTACTTTGCTAAAAAGTTCGCAGAAGAACGATATTTATTTGAAACACCAGAAAAAGTTTATATTGAAAAATTACTTGTTGAAAAAGACAAGTCATATCATATCTGGGGTAAATTTTTTGAGAAAGACTGTTTGTCTGAATTTTGGGTACCTAAGTCGTCCTTAATTAAATCACAAACGGTAGATGAGGTTAATATTGATTATTCTAAATACGGCCACAGACCACCACTATCACACCAAAAAGAAGCAATAGAAAAACTTGTTGGGTCAAGAAGATTTATATTGGCCGACGATATGGGGCTTGGGAAGACCACTTCCACAATTATTGCAGCCCTTGAGACTGGTGCTAAGAAAATATTAATTGTCTGTCCAGCATCACTTAAAATAAATTGGGAGAGAGAAATTGCAAATTATTCAGATAGAACCTGTTATATTGCAGAAGGTAAAAAGTTTTCAACTGAAGCCGATTTTGTTATTGTAAACTATGATATTTTAAAAAACTTTCATAATAAAGAAGATAAAGAAAATTCATTATTATTACAATCTAAATTTGAGCTTGTAATACTTGATGAAGCACATATGGTGTCAAATGCTCAGGCTCAAAGAACAAAACTTATAAATGATTTTACAAAAAACATAAAAAGAGTTTGGTTACTTACTGGTACACCAATGACTTCAAGACCGATTAATTACTATAACTTATTAAATATTATTGAAAGTCCAGTAGCACAAAACTGGATGGCTTATGCAATTAGATACTGCCAGGGTTTTCAGTTTAGAGCGGGAAATAGAAAGGTTTGGAATGTTACTGGCGCCTCAAATTTAGAAGAATTAAGAGATAGAACATCAAAACAAATTTTAAGAAGATTAAAAGAAAATGTTTTAGATTTACCAGATAAAATAATCACACCAGTTTATTTAAGAACCTCATCAAAAGAATATAAAGATTTGATGGGTGAATACTATGAATGGTTAGAAAATAAAAAAGAAGAATCATCATCACTTACAGTTCAGTTTTCAAAACTAATGAAAGTAAGAAAGGTAATTGCAAACGAAAAAGTAAAAGAGACTATTGAGTTTGTACAAAACATTATAGATCAGGGAAAAAAAGTAATCATTTTTACAAACTTTACAGACACATTACAATTAATACATAGTCATTTTGGTAAAGAATCTGTTTATTTAGATGGTAGTTGTAATAAAGTACAAAGACAATATGCTGTTGACCAATTCCAGGAAAATGAAAAAATTAAAGTTTTTGTTGGGAACTTAAAAGCTGCCGGTGTTGGACTTACTTTAACAGCTGCTGAAGTTGTAATTATGAATGACTTATCGTTTGTACCTGCCGAACACGCCCAAGCTGAAGATAGAGCTTATCGTTATGGGCAGAAAAACAATGTACTTGTTTATTACCCAATATTTGAAAATACAATAGAAGGTGTTATTTATGATATTCTAAATAATAAGAAGAAAGTAATAGGCACCGTGATGGGTGATGAATTACAAGAATCTGGGGATGTTGTTGAAGAAATTTTAAATTTAATTAATAAAAAAATGTAGTTTTAAATTTTTGATATATTTATTAAATAAATTATTATGAATAGTAGAAGTCAAACCAAAATTAGAAAAATACAACAAATAAATTTGTTAGCCGAAGAACGGTATTTAAAAACTAAAGGGTTGTTATATGAAGGACCACAAGAAGATATTTTAAAATGTTTTACAGATAATGGTGTTGACCAAACTATGATTCCACCTAGTTGTACTGAAACAAAGTTTGATATTACAGCTTGTGCTGCGGCCTTACCAGGTGTGATAGAAAAAATACCAGAAGATAAAAAAGAAAAAATAAAAACTTGTTTAATGAATTTAGCAACAATCAATATTGATTTTGGAGACATTCAAAAAACAATACAGAAAGGAATTGAGATTGGTACGGACATTTTAAAAGGTACCGGTATTAAATTTTAAGATATTTTAAAATTATTTAAACCACCCCTCCTAATCGGAGGGGTTTTTTGTTTTATAATGTATTTATAAAATATGGAAGTTTCTGTTAAATGTAAAAATTGTGATTTGGATGACAAAGATTTGGATCTTTACAAGAGATTTATTAAATTTTTAAATAAAGAATATCCTGTCAAAACAAAAATTGATATAATTTTTACTGGTGAAAGATATGGTAGTATGTCAACCGGCAGCAGAACAAGTAACAATGAATTAAAAATCTTAACCAAAGGAAGACTTAATCGTGATATAATGAGAACCTTAGCCCACGAATGGGTACACGAGTGGCAACACTCAACAAAAGGAATGGAAAGAGGGCCAGATATTGGTGGACCAAACGAAGATGAGGCGAACGCCGAGGCTGGATCTGTTATTAAAAAATTTGAAAAGAAACATCCAGAAAAAGAAAAAACAATATACGAGTCTTTAACAAGCAAAGTTAATTTACTTAACGAACAAATAATTTTAGAGGAAAAAAAATCAATAAGAAAAGAATTTTTGATGGAGATGAAAAAAATTGGTATTGATAAATTACCATATTCATATTCAGCTTTAAAACAATTTGTAGACCCAGAGACAATGGATATTCATTACAATAAACATTACAAGGGTTATGTAAAAAAATTAAATGACGCACTTTCTAAAAAAAAGTATAAAGATGCCGAACTAGAAGAAATTGTACAATCAATTAGTAAATACGATACAAAAATAAGAAATAATGCCGGTGGTGCTTTTAACCACGCATTGTTCTGGAAAATGTTGTCACCAAACAAACAATTACCAAAAGGTGAAATTTTAGAAAAAATAAATAAACAATTTGGTAATATAAAAAAAATGAAAGACGAATTTAATCTTGTTGCTGAAGATAGATTTGGTTCTGGTTGGGTTTGGTTAGTTATAACAAAAACAAACAGATTAAAAATTATGTCAACACCAAACCAAGATAATCCACTTATGAACATCGTAGAAGGAGGTGGTTATCCACTTTTAGGTCTTGATGTTTGGGAACACGCTTATTATTTAAAATATCAAAATAAAAGAGACCAATATATTAAAAATTTCTGGAATCACGTAAATTGGGAATTTGTAAATGAGTTGTATTTAAATAGAACTAAATAAACAGATATTTATAAAGAAAAAACTATGTCTGTAATTTCTGAACCCGAAAGAACAAAGTTGTTCACAAAAGTACGTCACCTATTAGGAGCACCGCTTAGGTCTGTTGAATTGGAAGACGAACAAATGGATACGTTACTTGAATTTTCAATTGACGAATACTCACAGTATGTTCAAGATTGGTTAATTGAATCACAATGGACATCTCTTTATAATTTGAATATTGAAACACAATCTTTAGCAAAAGCATTTATTACAAAAAGTCTAGATTACGAAACTCGTTATACCTATGCTTATTCTAAAATTGTTGGGTTACAAGCTGGTGGGGAATGGGAACTTAAAAAAGATTATATACAGTTAGTACCAAATCAACAAATTTATGAAATTCCTGCAAATAGAGAAATTAATGAATTACTATGGTTTAGTCCCCCAACATTAAATAACACAATGTTTGATCCGTGGTCATTTGGTTCACTAGGATACGGTGGTGGTCTTGGTGGTGGAGGCGGTTTAGCACAAATGGGTGGTAATATGGCCGGTTCATATTTTATGATGCCAGCGTTTGATATGTTATTAAGAATGCAAGAAATTAATATTCAGAGAAGAATTATTGCTGGTGATTTAACATATAGAATAACAGCACTTCCTGGTGGTAAAAAAGCGATACATTTAATGAATACCCCTGGTGGTAAGTTTGATTTTGGTAATGGAACAATGACTAAAGGTAAAGTGTGGTATTGGTATTATGACACAACTAACGGTGGTAAGGACGATTGTTTAAAAGAAAACCCAGATATAATTACATTACCATCTGATGTACCATTTGATAAAATGAATTGGGACGAATTAAATAACCCAGCACAAGTTTGGGTTAGACGTTGGTTTGTCGCATATTGTAAAGAAACATTATCAAGAGTTCGTGGGAAATTTAGCGGTAATTTAAAAACTGGTGATGGTGGTGATTTAACTATGGATTATCAGTCTTTAGGTACTGAAGCAAAAGATGAAAAAACAAAATTAATTGATGAATTAATTGGGTCTGAAGGAAGACTTACAAGATTAAAACCAGAAAAAGTTATGGAAAGAGAAGCCTTAATTGCGGAAAATCTTAATAAACAACTGAAGTTTAGAGCTATGCCTAGACAAATATATGTAATTTAATTATGCAACCAAGAAGAATTGTTGTTAGAAACAACCCTAATTTTGAAGCCCAAGCTAAAAACGAATTCAAATATAAAATCGTATCAACTTCAAATTACTCTATTGTTGATGAGGATTTTGTTTTAATAAAAAATGTAAGAAGTTGTGAGATAATGTTGGGCGGTAACTATCCAGAAGGAAAAAAAATTAATATCAAATCTTTAACAAATACGATTATCAAACCAGAAATTGGTTTAA